CTGTCCTCTCTCTCCCCGCGCTCGATCGGCCGATATTTTGCGGGATGCGTGACCGTGCGTGGTGATCATCTACTCTTGGTAGCGGTTGACCAGGAAAAACAGGGGCCGGGGGGTGGCCGTGGATGATCAAGACGACGACGACGGCCCGGCGTTCACCTCGCACGTAGCCGCTTTCGACCACGCGGTATTGACCGCGCCTCACCTGCCGCGCGACCTCGCCGCCGTGCACCTGGCGCGGCACTACGCGTCGATGCTCGATGACGCCTTTGACCGGCTCACCGACTCCGCGGAGCAGGACGACGAGGACAGCCGCTCGTTCGCTCGAGTGGTCGGGATCGTCGCGAAGATCGGCCCGCGCTACGAAGCCGTGCTGGACAAGCTGGGGATGAGCCCCGGCGCGCGGCCGGCTGTCCGCGGAGGGGAGCCCCATGGAGTCGATCCGGCAGCTACGGCCCTCGAGCGACTCCGCGGCGGCGGTGCTGCCGCTGGGGTCGATCCGGCCGCGTATCTGGACCCGGCCGTTGCGGAAGCTCTCGCCGACGACTAGCTACGGCTACGCCGTGATCGACTTCGCGGCTGTCGTCCTCGGGATGCCGCTCGACCCGTGGCAGCAATGGCTAGTGATCCACCTAGGCGAGTTGCTCCCCGACGGGCGCCCGCGGTTCCGGCAGGCCCTCGTCCTCGTCGCCAGGCAGAACGGCAAGACTCACCTGTGCGTCGTGCTGGCCTTGTATTGGATGTTCGTGGAGAAGTGGCCGATGGTGTTCGGCACGTCGACGAACCTCGAGCAGGCCGCAGAGCCGTGGGAGACGACGTGCGAGCTCGCCGCCGGCACGCCCGCGCTCGCCGCGATGCTGCCGAAAGACGCGATCCGTAAGGCCAACGGTCAGCAGGTCCTGCGGACCACCGACCGGGCCCGGTACAAGATCGGCGCGGTCAACCCGAAGGGCGGCCGGGGTAAGTCCATCGACCGGATGATCGGCGATGAGCTGCGCGAACACCACGACTACAAGGGCTACAACGCCGCCTACAACGCGATGAACGCCCGCCCGCACGGGCAGGCCGTGTACATCACCAACCAGGGCGACGACCGCAGCGTCGTCCTGAACAACCTGCACGAGGCTGCGGTGGAGTTCATCAGCAGCAACGACGGCGACCCGCGTCTCGGTCTCTTCGAGTACTCGGCCCCGCCCGGGTGCGCCCTCGACGACCCGGACGCAATCGCGGCCGCAAATCCGAACGTCGGCCGCCGGCTCGACTGGGACACCCTGATGGGCCCGGCCCGCCGGCTGGTCCTGCCCGGCGCCGACCCGGAAGAGGTAGCCGGCTACCGCACGGAGGTCTTGTGTCAGCGCGTCAAGAACCTTGACGCGGCCATCAATGAGCAGGCTTGGGCGCAGTGCCGCGTAGAGGGCGACCTGTCGCAGCTGCGCGGCCGGCTCGCCGCGTGCGTCGACGTGTCCCCGGACATGCGGCACGCGTCCCTGGTCGTGGCCGGGGTCATGCCCGACGATCGGGTCCGTTTCGAGATCCCCGGTGTGGAGCTTCCCGGCCGCGGCCTCGTCGTTGGGGCGTGGTCCGGGCCGACCGCGGTCAAGGACATGCAGCGCGACCTACCGGCGATCATCCGGAAGATCCGGCCGCAGGTCTTCGGGTGGCTCCCCGCCGGCCCTGCAGCTGCAGCCGCGGCCGGCCTCAAGGACCGCAAGGGACGCGCGGCGTGGCCGCCCCCGGGGATCACCGTGCAGGAGATCTCCGGCGAGGTGTCCGCGATCTGTATGGGCCTCGCCGCGGAAGTGGAAGCCCTCGGCGTGGTCCACGCCGGGGATCCGCTGCTCGATGCGCAGGCCCTCGGCGCGGCGAAGCTACGACACGGAGACACGTGGCGCTTCGAGCGGCACGGCGATGGGCACTGCGATTCGACGTACGCGGCGGCCGGCGCCGTGCACCTGGCCCGGACCCTGCCGACCGCGCTCGGCGCGCCGCGGTTCATCCTGCCGTCGTCGCTGCAGAAACAACGCGACGCGCGCCGCCCGGGGAAGGCATGACCAGGCCGTACACTGCCGATCATGGGGCGTATGCAGGGACTCGGCCGGAAGGCCCTCGATTGGCTGACCGTCGTCGATGCCCGGCCCGCCGCGGTGGCGGTACGCCAGGCCGCTACGTACCGGGCGCCGCGGATGATGTTCGACGGCGAGGAGTACCGGCCCGTCGATCAGGTGATCCGCGAGATGTGGTCCGGGCAGGGCCGCGCCACGCAGGACGAGGCGCTCGCGATCCCCGGGGTGCTCCGCGCGCGGAACCTGATCTGTGCGGCTGCGACGTGGCCGATGGTCGACATCGACCGTGACAACGTCCGGCACCGTAACCCGCTGCTCGAGCAGATGGACCCGCACGTCGCGAACATCATCGTCAAGGCGCAGGTCTACCAAGACCTGCTCTTCGAGGGGGTGTCCTGGCTTCGGGTGATCGCGATCAACGCCCGCGGCTACCCGGCGCACGTGGAACACCTCGCCTCGCACCGGGTGACGTTCCGGCCGATCACGCACGCCGACGGCGAGTCACCGCTGCCGGGTGACTACGTGCCCCGCGAGGACGGGCAGCTGTCACAGATCTACGTCGACGGGGTCCCCGCCGACCACCGCATGATCAAGCGGGTGGACTCTCCCAACCCCGGCGTCCTCAAGGCTGCTGGGGCGACGATCAAGGTCGCCGCGACGTACCGCAAGACCGCGATGCTGTACGCGAACAATCCGCGGATGGACGGCTATCTGTACCCGAAGGACGGCGCTGACCCGGCCGTCGACGAGCAGGTGCCGGAACTGCTGGACGGGTGGGAGCTCGCCCGCCGCGAGCACGCGACCGGGTACATGCCGGCCGCCCTCGGCTACGAGAAAGTCGAGAACCTGTCCCCGGCCGACATCCAGCTGAACCAGCTGCAGGAGCAGGCGACCCGCGACGTCGCGCTCGCCCTCGGGCTCGAGCCGGCCGACCTTGGCGTGTCGACGGTCACGGAGACGTACTCCAACCGGGTTGACAAGCGCATCGACCGGATCAATGACCTACTCGGCCCGTACGTCCTCGCGTTCGATGAGCGGATGAGCATGGGCGACATCACCCCGGCCGGGCACCGCTGCTACTCCGACCCGAACAACTTCCTGCGCGCGGCCCCGGAAGCACGGATCACCTACTACCAGGGGATGACAGCCCTGGGCGCGTTCGATCAGGACGACGTGTCCGACGCGGAGAACCTGCCCCGCAAGCCGAAGCAGGCCGTACCGGCGTCGAACGTCCGGCCGATCCGGCCGGCCGCCGGCCAGCCCGGCAGGATGGCCGCTGCCGCGGAAGTGACCACGTTCGACGCCGATGAGCCGACCACGTTCACCGATCCGGCCCCGGCCCGGTTCGCCGCAGACCGCCGGCGACGCCTCATCGAAGGGGTCGCCCTGCCGTACGGGCCGGAGCACGTTGCCCGCAAGCACGGGCGCCGCTACCGGTTCCAGCAGGGCTCGATTGTCTGGCCCGACCCGCGGCACGTGCCGCTACTCGTCGATCACGTCCAGTCGTCCTCGGTGGGGCACTTCGCCGCGATCGTCGACAGCCCGGACGGTACGTCTGTGGTCGCCCGGGTTGGCACCGGCCCCGCCGGGGACCAGGCCCTCGCCTGGGCCAGTCCCGAGGAGTCCGTACGTACCGGCTTCTCCGTCGGCGTCGACTTCGATCATGAGCAGTGTGTCCCCGACCCCGATCAGCCCGGCGTGTGGATCGTGCCCGTCGGCGCCGCCATCGGTAAAGAAATCTCCCTGGTAGCCGTCCCCGGTTTCCAGGGTGCCCGCGTCGCGTCCGTGACGATGAACGCAGACCTAGGAGAGACCATGCACTGTCAGATCTGCGGCCATGAACACGCCGCGAACATCGCATGCCCCACCCCGCCGCCCGCGCAGCAGCAGTTCGCCGCCGCGCCCGCCGGGCCCCCGGCCACCACCCCGGCCGCCGGAGAAGCCGCCCCGGCCGCCGCGGAGCCTACGTTCACCGTCGCGCAGTTCGCCGCCGCGCAGGCCCTGTTCGCTGCCGCGCCGCCGGCTAACGCTCCGGCCGGCCCGACGTTCGTCGACCCGACCCGCGGCGCGCAGACCCGCCCGGCCGGCCCCGCCGGGGCGGTACGGCACGCGACCGGCGGGCCGCTGCTCGCCGCTCCGGCCGCACAGGTCGCGGAGTCGGCCCCGTACCGATTCGACCGCGGTGGCGCGCTCACGCCGGGACCCGCGTACGACTTCAGCGCTGACATCGTCCGGGCGATGCGCGACCGCGACGGGCAGGCGTACGGGCGCGCGCTCGGTTTCATGCGGGAGATGACCGTCGGCGACGCCTACGGCATGCGGCCCGCCGAGTACCAGTTCGCAGACGTCGACAGGGCGGACCTGGCCGGCCTCAACCCGACCCGGCAGCGGCCCGACATGTACGTGCCGCAGCGCGACTACTCGTACCCGCTGACGATCGCGACCCGGCGCGGCACCCTCGCAGACGTCACCGCGTTCACCCTGCCGAAGTTCAACACGTCGTCCGGCCTCGTCTCCGCGCACACCGAGGGGGTGGAGCCGACCGCCGGCACGTTCACCGTGACGACGCAGACGATCACCCCGACGGCGAAGTCCGGCACCATCGACATGACCCGCGAGGCATGGGACCAGGGCGGCACCCCGCAGGCTTCCGCGCTGATCTTCCAGCAGTTCCTGCGGGAGTGGAACGAGGAACTCGAGTCGGGGGTCGGTACGTTCCTGAACACGCTGACCGCCGCAGCCGACATCGCGCTGGGCGTTGCCGTCGTCGACAAGGCGCTTGCTAAGGCGTGGCGCGGCGCGATTGCCGGCCTGCAGTTCGCCCGCGGTGGCGGGGCCCGGTTCGACATCATGGCCACCGAGCAGTACCTGTTCACGGCGTTCGCGAACGCCGAAACGGACGACGGTGACCCGATCTTCCCGATGATCAACCCGATGAACCGGGACGGTCGCAGCGGCAGCCGGTACACGTTCATCGACGCGGCCGGCGTCACCTGCACCCCGGCGTGGGGCCTCGCCGCGACCGCCGCGGCGCTGAACAACTCGTGGCTGTTCGACTCGACCGTGGTCCACTCGTGGGACACCGGCCCGCAGCGCCTCGAGCACGCCGGCCGCGACTCCGCCGGAGCCTACGCGCCCGTCGCATACGTCGAACTCGCCGTGTGGGGATACCAGGCCATCGCGAATACCGACATCAGCGGCGTACGCCAGGTCACTTACGACACCACCGCCTAGTACCGTCGCGGCCCCGGGTTGACATGGGGTGTCCCGCCCGGGGCCGCGACGCACACCCCTCGAGCAGGAAGGGAGTACCACGCATGATCGAAGCGCTGTCGTTCACCTCGACCGTCCGCACCGTCGGCGACGTCTGGCCGCTCCGCGTCCTGACCACCACGAGCAGCGGTGAGCCGGGCCCGGCGCCGGTCATCACCATCACGGGCCCGGACGGGGTCACCACCACCCCGACCGTCGACACCACGGACTGCTCGGGCGTCTTCGAGTCGCTGCACACCCTCACCTTTGGCGGCCGGTACGTCGGCAAGGCTGTCGACGGCGACGGTGTGGCCGTGCACTTCACCTGCCACACCGACCCGATCGTGGGGCACTCCGGCATGCCGACCGTCGCGGACGTCGACGTGTACATCGGGGACCACTCGTGGACGCCGACTCAGGTAGCCGAAGTCCTCGCGCAGGAGTCCGCAGCGCAGCGGGCCCGGTGCCGGATCCCGGCCGCGTACCCGGCCGACCTGCGCGGCGCGCTGCTGCGTCGCTGCCAGCGCGCGCTAGCGCTGCGTCATCTTCCCCTCGCGGTGAAAGAGACCGCGGACGGGGAGTCGTCGATGGTCGTCCCCGGCAACGACCCGGAGGTACGCCGGCTCGAGGCGCCGCACCGGAAGGTGACCGTCGGATGAGGGGCATCGTCGCGACCCGTGAGTTGATCCGTGACGCCATGTCCGCGGTTACTGGGGTGACCGGCTACGTCTACTCACCCGACGCGCAACGCGCCGGAGACGCCTGGGGGCAGTGGGGCGGCGACGAGCCGGTAGAGGGCGGCCGGTACGCAACGACGTTCCTGCGTACGTACCGGGTGATCGTCGTGCTGTCCGCGGACCAGCGCGCCGCAGACGCCTGGGTGGATGATCATCTAGAGGACATTATCGACAGGCTGTCGCTGGTCCTGTCGATCTCCGGCTACGCGTACGCGCGCGTGCCCGCGGACGGCTCGCAAGCCGCGTATCTGGCGTTAGTCATCACAGGAGAAAGCGAGTAGGCCATGCCAGCAGCAGCCAACGCGTACGTGATCAAGGATGGCCTAGTCACCATCGATTCGGTCGAGTACGCGAACCAGTGTCGGATCGCGCAGCTCACCCCGGACCAGCCCATCCAGACGTACCGGACGATGGTCCCCGACGGCGCACAGCAGGACGTAGACAGTGCGTCTTGGACGTTCGACCTGACCGGCCTGCAGATCAACGCGACGGGTGGCCTCGCTAAGGCGTTGCGCGCCCTGGCTGTCGGCGAACAGGTAGACGTCGTCCTCGCGCCGCGGGACCTGATCGGCGACGACAAGGCCACGTTCACCATCGTGGCCGTGCTGCCGCCGTTCGGCGGCGAACAGGGTAGCTACGCCGAGATCGAGATGTCGTTTCCCGTCGTGGGCCAGCCCGTATTCAGCGCCATTTCAGCCTGACCCCTACCAGACCGAGAGGACACCCCATGTTTTTCTCCAAAGTCGGAGCGACGTACCTAGTCACCCTCGACGACGGCACCGAGCACGAAGTGATCACCGACGGCCGCGACTGGGCGGCACTCGAAGCGAAGCAGTTCCCGCCGGGGTCGCTGCTCACGTCGGTGCGGTTCATGGCCTACAACGCGATGAAGCGCAATGGGCAGACAAAGAGGTCATGGGAGCAGTTCAACACCGCGGACTGCGTCTCGATCGACGACATCAGCCCGGACGATGAAGACGCGGAGGATGAGAAGCGCTTGGACCCTGGGAAGCGGGCTCCGAACGGCACCGCCGAATCCACCTCGCGATCGTCTCCGGGCAGCCGTACGCGGGGCCGGGCGGCATCCTCGAATGGCACGACCGGGACGTAGACACCCTCGAGCAGCACTACCGCGACGAGGCGCGGCAGGCCGCAGACGAGGCGGCTCTAGCCCGGCTCGCAGCAGCACGCAGGCAAGCGTTAGGCCGATAGTGGGGGGTGACGGATGGCAGTCTCAGCAGAGCAGCTGGCGCGCGAGCTGCGCGCGTTCGACGGGCGCCGCGAGATCGTCAAGGCGCTACGCCGGGCGCTGACCCGGCAGGCGCGGCCCGCGGTCAAGGACGTCCGGGCGCATGCCCTCGCCATCCTGCCGTCGTCCGGTGGCCTCGGCGCCTGGGTGGCCGCGGCCCGGATCGGCGTCCGGATCTCCTACGCCGGGCGGACCGCCGGCGTCCGGGTCCGCGGCTCCCGCAAGTCGATGAACGACAAATCGGACCTGGCCCGGATCGACGCCGGGTCGGTCCGGGCGCCGACGTACGGGCGCCGCGGCCGGGGAGACTGGCACGTGCAAGCCGTGCCGGCCGGCTGGTTCACCGACCCGCTGTCGAACAACGAACAGTGGCGCTCCGGCGCTGACGCGGAGATCGACAAGGCCCTTGATCAGATTCGGGCCGGCTGATGGCACGCGACGTAGATTTCAACGTCACCGCCAGCGACAAGACTGGTCCGGCGCTGTCGGCCGCGGCCCGCAATTTCGCCAAAGCGCAAGACAAGATGAAGCAGGACGCCGAGAAAGCGTTCGGTGGCCTCGGGCGCGGCCTGATCGCTACAGCGAACCTGGCCGGCCCGAAGATCGGCGCCGCCGTCACGAAGGGCATCGCGTCGGCCGCGCAGCTTGCCGGGCCGCTACTCGCGGGGGCCGCGGCGTACGCGGCCCCCCTGATCGGCGCGACCCTGTCCGCGGCGATCATCGGCGGGGCCGGCATCGGCGGGGTTGTCGGCGGGGTCATGCTCGCCGCCCGGGACCCGCGCGTGCAGGCGGCCGGGAAGACCCTCGGCGACAACGTGATGAAGTCGCTGACCGAGGCGGCAGAGCCGTTCATCGGCCCGGTCCTGACCAGCATCGACAAGATCAGTTCCGGGTTTCAGGCCGTAGAGGGCAACATCAAGAGGATCTTCGCGAACAGCGCCAAGTTCGTCGGCCCGCTGACCGACGGCGTGATCGCGTTCGGTCAGGGCCTCGTCCGCGGATTCGACAAGCTCATCGCCAAAGCGGGCCCGGTCATCGCGGAGATCTCCACCGGGCTGACCGAACTCGGCGCAGACATTGAGGACATGTTCGACACGATCGCTGGCGGGTCCGAGGGCGCCGCCACGGCGATGCGGAGCCTGTTCGACACCATTCAGGGCGGCGTGGTCGTCCTCGGGCCGCTGCTACGCGGCCTGACGGAGATCTACAACATCAGTAACAAGATCGCGCCCGGGCTGCTCACCCTGGCCGGCCGGTTCCAAGACATGACCAGCGGCACCGGGGAACTGACCGCCGCGGTGGCCAGCACGGTCGCGCAGGTCACCAGCGCAGACCAGGCCGCAACGAACTACGCGACGACCCTCGCCGCCGTAGCCGAAGCGACCCGGGCCGTGATCGGGGAGAACAACAGCCTGTACGGGTCGCAGACCGCTGCAGCGCAGGCGTACCGCGACGCGACCGCCGCGGTCAAAGAGAACGGGCAGACGGTCAGCCTGAACTCGGCCGCCGGCATCAAAAACCGGGAAGTGCTGCAGGGCCTCGCGACGAAGCTGAACAGCGCCTACGACGCCTACGTCAAGGTCAACGGGGCCGGGCAGGGCGCCAACGAAGTGTTGATCAAGAACCGGGAGAACTTTGTCGCGGTCGCCACGAAGGCCACCGGCAGCGCCCGGGCGGCGAACGCGCTCGCGGACGCGCTGGTCGGCATCCCGGACCGCCGGCCGAAGATCGAACTGCTCGACAACGCCACGCACAAGGTCAACAACGTGATTAACCGGCTCGCCGCGGTCCACTCGAAGACGGTCACCCTGAACATTGCCGTTCGGCAGTCCGGCGACGCGGCAGCACTGCGCAAGCAGACCGGCGCCACGGATGCGTTTTCGGCGTCGCAGTACTCGGCCGGCGTCGCGGCCACGGGCGGGGCCGTACACCGCGTCGGCGGCCCCCGGCCGGTGTCCGTGGAATCGACGGTGAACGTCCTACTGGACGGTGAGCCGTTCCGCAGGGCGACCGTCACCGTCGTCCGCGACGCGGAGAAACGCGCCGCGTGGCGCGACAGGGTAGGGGTGCGCTGATGGCCGGCTCATTGACCGTCACCGCACAGACCGCGTACCCGCCCCGGAAGCTCATCACCGCGACCGGCCTCACCAACGCCACGTTCACCATCTACCGCACCGTCGGCGGGCAGCGGACCGCGGTCCGCGGCGCCCGAGAGCAGTACATCTGGCCTACGACGGTGTTCGTCGTCGTCGACGCCGAGTTTCCGTTCGCGACCCCGGTCACGTACGAACTCGAAGAAGCCGGCGTCATCGTCGACACCGACGGGCCGACAACGACGACGCTGCCGGGTGGCCTCGTCGCGCTGTCCGACGCGATCAACGGCCTAGCCGCAGAGGTCATGATCGGCACCATCGACGACCTAGCCGGGTCGACGAACTCCACCGTCTACAACACCGACGGCCTGAACCGGGTCGTAGGCTCGCCGCTCGGGCAGCCGTCGACGGTGATCGAGTACCTGACCCTCACCCTGACAGCCCGCGACGACCTCCGCGAACTGCTCGCAGGCGCCACCGCGAACATCATTCAGCAGCGAGGCCCGGACCCGGCCTACGACGCGGATTGCTACCTGGCGATCCTCGGCACCGCGGAGCGCCGTTTCTCGCAGGACGGCACCGACCCGCGGCGCATCACCGCCGTCACCGCCGCGTACGTCGCCGGGTGGCCGACCGGCCTCGAGGCTGCAGGGTTCACCTACCAGGACGTCGCGGACTACTACACCGGCCTTGACTACGCCGACGTCGCCGCGGACTTCGCCACGTACCTAGCCCTCGCACAGGGCGACTTCGGATGATCACCGTCTCGGACGAATGCGGCCGGATCCTCGAGACCGGCTCGTTCACCCTGTCGTGCCGGGCGACGGTCACCCTCGCCGGGCAGGTCATCGCGGACGACCTACCCGTTGTCGGCGGCCACGAAGAGTTCGACGACAACCTCGCCGTCCCCGAGCGCGTCACGGTCAAATTCCCGCGGACCATCGACGGCGTCGACATGATCCCCACGGCGGCGACGTCACCGCTCGCCCCGTACGGCCAGCGCCTGCACATCAAGCTGGGAGTCGGGATCTCCGGCGGCAAAACGGAGTGGCTCGACCGCGGAGAGTTCCTGATCTGGGAAGTGTCGCTGAACGGCAACGCTGAAATCGAAGTCGTCGCCGTCGGGCTGCTCGAGCTGATCGACGAGGCCCGCCTTGTCGCGCCTTTCCAGCCCACGGGGACGTTCACGACGGCGCTGCGGCAACTACTCGAGCCCGCGGTAACCGTCATCGTCGACCCGGACGTGACCGCCCTCGACCGGACCGTGCCGACCGGGATCAACGAGGACGAGGACCGCCTGGGCGCGCTGAACAACCTGATGAAGGCGTGGCCGGCTCGCTGCCAGATGACCCCGGCCGGCTACCTGGCCGTGCTGCCCGCGGACGACTACCCGTACGACTTCGGCTACGTGCAGCTGTACAACTTCACCGAGGACGGGATCACGCAGAACCTGGCCGACATCATCGAAGTCGGCGGCACCATCACCCGCGAAGGACTAGCGAACACCGTCGTAGCCCGCGGTCAGGACGCCGTAGGGAATCAGATGATAGGCGTCGCATACGACAAGACCCCTTCCGGTCCGACGTCGCTGCGCGGCCCGTTCAACCCGCTGCCGGTGCCGATCTACTACTTCAGCCCGCTGCTGTCGACGTCGCAGCAATGCCAAGACGCCGCCGTGTCGCTGCTGCGGCGCAAGGCCGCGCAGGCCGCACAAAAGCTGGAGCTGCGGTGTGTGCCCGATCCGCGATTCTGCGGCAACGACCGGATCGACTACATAGCCGAACGGTCCACCGACATCGACCGGTCGATCCCCGTCGTCATCGAACGCATGACCCTGCCGTACACCGCGGACTCCGGCCCGATGGTCCTCATCGTCCGGGAGCAAGCATGAGCGGCAAGGTACGCCCCGGGGACGTCGCATCCGACATTCAGCAGGGCGCGTTCGTCGGCGTGGCCCTCGGCGCGGCCGTCGGCGACAAGCTCACCGTCAACATCAACGGCGCTGTCCGGACGATCTGGGCGGCCAGGGCTATGACCGTCGCCGCCGGTGACGTCGTCCTCGTCCACCGCTTCGGCCACCTGTGGGCCACCTCCGCGCGGCTGTTCGCCGCCGCGAACACCGAGATGCCCCCGGTCATCATCGACTTGGACCCGAACCCGCCTACACAGACCGGCGCGCTGACGATCCTGCCCGAATCGACCGGCACCTACTACACGTCCGGTTGGGTCGAGTCGTTCGTCCGGCAGGGGATCCGCGACGTCGGCGGCCTGAACGGCACCGGCGCTGTCTTCTACGGCCAGAAACCGCGGTCGCTGGCCGGCGTCACCGTCACCTCAGCGCGGCTCGAGGAACTGCAGTGGCTCGCGTCGACGGGGCACGCACCGGCGTCGACGACGCTGCGGCTGATCACCGAGCAGTCCCGGCCGGCCGGAGCGCCGACGCTGACGTCGACGACCGCAGGGCCGACCCTCGCCATGGGCGACAAGATCAGCTTCACGATCCCCACGGCCTGGGCGCAGAGCATCGTTGACGGCACCGCGGGCGGGATCGGCATGTACGACGCCGACGGGTCACCGTGGCTGCAGACGTCCGGCCGCGCGCAGCGGCCCGCGGCGTGGACACTCGTCGTCGACTGGACACGCACCTACTAGGAAGGGCCGACATGGGCACCACACCGATCTACGGGCTCCCATACCCGGACGCGACCGACGCGCCCGAAGTGTGGTCCGACATGGAAGCCCTCGCCGATGCTGTCGACACGGAGCTTGACGTACTGCAGGACGCGCTGACCGCGTTCCGCACGTGGACCAGCTTCACCCCGACGTTCCTGAACAACCAAATCTCGGGCACGCCGGCCGCGGTCACGAAGACCGTCACCCGCGCGAAGTACTGCCGCCTCGGCGTCGGCGCGAACAGCCTCGTCATCGCCATGGCCGACATCACCGCGACCGCCGCGGCGTCGAACGGCTTCGGGATCGGCCTGCCGATCACCGCCGCGGAACGGTTCGTGGTCGCCGGGGTCCTCGGCGTGTACGGCGGCACCCCGCCGACGCAGACCGGTCACGCGTACATGGCCGCGTCCCTCGACAAGCTCCACGCGACGTCGTTCACGAGCGTGTTTCAGGACTGCGCAAACGGCCAATCCGTTCGGTACCTCGTCGCGTACATGTCCGCCTCATGATCGCCCCGGGTGGGATAATGGAACCCGCTCTTACCAGGGGGGATGAGCAATTGAAGATCGACAGCATGCCGCAGGCCATCGTGCTTGCGTCTGGCATCTTCGCGACCGCAGGACTCGTCGGGTTCCTGATCTGGTCCGGCTGGTCCGCAGAGGCAATCATCGGTTTCGCCACGCTCGGGATGGGTCTGTTCGTCGGCCAATTTGCGGCCGCTCGTAAGGCGTCGCAGCTCGACGCCAAGCAGGATCAGCAGTCCGCCAAGCTGGACAAGGTCGTCAAGCAGACGAACGGCGACATGCGGGCGGCTATCGCGGAGGGCGTCTCCCGGGGCATTGCCGCCGGCCTCGCCGTGCAGCAGCAGCGGCAGGACGACAGCCGATGACCTTCCCCGCAACCCTCACCCTCGTCACCGTCGCGGTCCGCTTCGACGTCCCACCCGACGGCGGGGCCGCCGGCCAGGTCCTGTTCATCCGGCCGGCCCCGCTGACCGGCCCCGACCCGGGCAGTATCGTGCCGCCCGTCCCGCAGGTGGCGTTCCTCGCTGCAGACGGCACCGCGTCGATCGAACTGCCGGCGACGAACGACCCGGACTGGGCCCCGGTCGACTGGGCGTATCAGGTGATCGCGTCGGTTGCCGGGACCGTCCAGTACGGCACCCTGCAGCTGGACCACGCCACACCGTCAGTGCAGCTGGCCGACCTCATCCAGTGGGACACCGCGGTGATCACGCCGGGGGTTTCGTACGCGCCGATCGGGCACACGCACGAGTCCAGCGAACACACGCACGTGATCTCCGACGTGACCGGCCTGCCCGAAGAGCTCGCTGACCTGCAAGATCAGATCGACGACAAGGCCGCGGTCGTGCACGGGCACGTGATCGCGGATACGACCGGGCTGCAGGCCGCGTTGGATGCGAAGCTGGACGACGTCAGCGCCAACCTGGCGCACCTTGACGGCGGTATCGCCGTAGCCGACCGGTTCGCCGTGTCGACGACCGGCGGCATGGACTGGGCTGCAGCGGCCACCCCGTCGGACCTCAACCTGTACCGGGCCGCGGCCGGGCTCCTCCAGACCGATTACGCGTTCAACGCTGCAGCTCTGCGGTACGCCGGCACCGACGTGGCCACCGCCATCGGCGGCCTACAGACGGCACTGGACCTCAAGGCACCCCTGGCCAGCCCGACGTTCACAGGCACGGTCTCCGGCATCACGAAGTCGATGGTCGGGCTGGACAAGGTCGACAATGCGTACCTACCCACCTACCAGCCAAGTGATCAGAACTTCCTGGGCTGGTCATTCGAGCCTGCCTCTGGAGTCGCCGCGGCGACCGTCCAGCCGACCGCCGGGCTTGCGCAGATGTGCCGGATCCGGGTGCTCGGCTCCACGATCACGAACATTCATTTCCACCTGACCGCGGGCGGATCGGGACTCACCGCTAACCAGTGCTACGCCGCCGTCTACAACGACGCCGGCGCCCTACTCGGCGCCGGGGCGATCACCGCGAGCCTGCACAGCACCGGCGTGAACGGGTGGGCTGACGGCGGCCTGAAAACGCATCCTCTGACCACGCCGCAGGCCGTCACCCCCGGCGGTTGGTACAAGATTCTGTGGTGGTTCGGCGGCACGACCGGCGGCACGTTCTCCCGCGGCACGAACTCCGGATCCGCGATCCTGAACGCGGGACTCACCGCCGCGACCGCCCGGTACGCCACCGCGAACTCGGGGCTGACCACCGCCGGCACCGTACCGGCGAACATCGGCACACAGACCGGCGGGAACACCGCCTGGTGGGTAGGAGTCTCCTGATGGCCAGTTGGACGCTAGTGCCGTGCCTCGTCGCTCTCCGCGACGAATTTAAGAGGGTCGCCCCGAACCGCGACACGTCGTCGGATGGCTCCATCGGCGACCAGGCGCACGCCGATCGGGAGTCGGACCACAACCCCGACGAGACCGGCGCCACGCACGACGAGGATTCGGACTCGAAAAACGAGGTCCACGCGATCGACGTCGACGCGTCCGGGCCATGGCCGGCAACGATGAGCATGCAGGCCGCATGCGACTTCCTCGTCAAGGAACACCGCGAGGGCCGCGACGACCGCCTCCAGACGATCATCTACAACGGTCGCATAGCGACGAACGACAACGGGTGGAAGTGGGCCTACTACTCGGGCAGCAACAGCCACACCGCGCACGCGCATTTCAGCAGCGAATACACCACCGGCGAAGAGTCCGACACGTCCCCGTGGGGGATCGCAGAGAAGTGGGAAGAGACCATGGACCAGGCCACGTTCAACGCGCGCATGGACGGCTGGGCGGCGACCGCCAACGGCAAGAAGGCCCTCGAGAAAGCCGCCCTCGCGGACGTCGTCAACCGCATCGGCACCGACGGTGAGCCGCTGCCGGCCACCGACCCGAACCCGCAGATGGGCGTCAACTCGTCGCTGCAGTACCTCGCCAAGGACCTACTCGAGGTAAAAAACCAGCTCAAGGACCTCCGCGAGGCGATCACCCCGAAGTCGGCCACCGCCGCGCCGGGAACTACCCGAACGGCCACCCCGAAACCCGCCGGTAGCAAGTAGCCTCATCGAGCGAGGATGAGGGGGGACGGGCGGGGGCCTCAACCCGGACGCCGGCAAAGTGGTTTCGCGTGCCGCCCGAGCCGCGACCGGCCCCGCCCGTACCGAATCGCCCTCGCGACCTATCCATAGCGGCCCCGTGCGCGATGGATAACCAGCAGGGACGCAGAACGCCCGCCCCACCGAAATCGGTAGGGCGGGCGTCTTGCGTTACAAGGGGGGTGAATCAGGCTCCCGGTGCGTTATGACGACGAACCGGTGTGCAGGCCGTCCCCATCATATCCAGCACCGTCGACGGATGTGCACCGTGAGATAGATCATTGGCACGTTCCGCGATCGGCCAGCGGGCCGGCCGCGGCACGGCAGGCCGCAGGACGGGCGGCTCGCCGATCATCGCGGTACCGATGGCGATACGAGCCGGCCGGCCGCCGTCCTGCCGCACCCGTGGCACCACGGGGGCTGGCTGTCGCGGTGTTGCCGGTACACGTGCGGCCCCGGGCAGTGCTGGCACATTAGCTCCCGCAGCCGGATGTGCGCGTTCGCGATCTTGATGCGTTCGTCGAACAGCGCCGCCTCGAGCTGTTCCGCGGTCATCATCACGGTCCCCCTTCATCGGACGTGTGGATCATTCCCGGGGCGCTCGAGCGCCTCGAATAGTTCTCTGTCGTGCGTCACCCGGTTCGGCTCACCGAGCGGGTACAGCCCGTCGCCGTGGAACTGCAGCGCGAACGCCGGCCGCATCGCGGCGAGGACGCGCGCCGCGTCGACGTACTCCTGAGTGTGCCGGCCGGCCGGCTGCTCGAGCCGGCCGCGGGCCGGCCGCAACCAGCCGCCGGCCCGGTGCCGGGCGCTCACACGAACTTCCGGGCGTACTGAGAGTCCCAAGCGACGAGGACCTGAGTGAGCGGCTGTGCGGCCACATGCCCGATCGGCACCGAGAATTGCGGCCGGCTGTCGGGCCCGTAGATACGCACGCCGAACTGCTCGGCCAACCGCTCGAGGGTTTCCACGTCCCGGACATAAGAGGTCACAGACACCAGCCGCGGGCCCTCCAGCTCGGGGTGGTCCTCGAGGAACTGGGCGACTGCTCGGATTGCTTCGATGGACTTTAGGCGCTGCTCGTTCGTCGTCATGCCGTAGACATTCGCACACGATAGACGAAATCGTGCATCGTCCGTTCGGACGATAGACGAAATCGTGGATCGTTCGCGAAACTATGCCCATGGCCCACACTGAGCAGGCAAGACTCGCACGCATCGCCATCGGCGACGCGAAAGCAGCCGCACGACTACGCGCGAACGGCTGGACCGTGCACCCGCCCGCAGACGGTAGCGCCGACCGCGCGTGCGGCGCGACGACAGTGAACGGTGTCTGCGACCGTCCACTAGGCCACACGGGCGATTGCGCCGATCGTGCGCGAACTTCCGCGAGCGATAGCGCGGACCGTTCATGAGCCGGCCGCAGTGCTGCCAAGCATGCGGTAGGCCCTTACGTCGACTGCGCGTGTACGTCACGGTCGGCACTACCGAGCGCGGACCGTTCGGCGCGACCTGTGCACGGCTCATCGTCGACGACGCAGCGGGCCGGGGAGTCACCGCGACGAGGGAGTACGCCCGTGCCGCTTGACCGGTCCACCCTGATTCGGCCGCTGTGCCCCCGGATCCAGTGCCCGTACATGCACGGCCCTGAGGTGGCGTGCCCGCCCGCGGGCGTGTGGCTCATGGCGTGGTCCGAGCACGTAAACGGCATCAAGCGCACCCGGGCGCCGCGCCGATGAACGTCATGGCCGACGAACGGTCGGCGTGGCCCGTCGGTCACATCCCCTACCTTGGCCAGCGCGAGCGAGCCGGCCGCGGCCCGATCGCCCTGTCGATGGCCATGTGCGCCGCACACCTCGCCAACCAGCCGGCCCGGATCGGTCTCGGCCCGCTCGGCGACGTCTGCGAGCGCACGCACGCCCGCGTACGTCGGTGGCGCCTCGGCCAGCACCCGCGCGCGTGGACCCGCGTCCACGACCTGGCGAAGATCGTCTATGTGCCCGGCCCGGTCGCACCGGTGCCGGTCGCGTACCTGACCGTGTGCGGTGTCGCTCTGCCGTGGGACGAGAGCGTGCGGACGGGCCGGGAGCGGGCGTGTGCCGGTTGTTCGCTCACAGCGAAAAACGAGAAACGGCCCGCATCCGGGGCTTGCATTCCGCCGGGGGGCCGTTCACGATGATGCTCGCCAAAACAACTTCAGGGGTCAGGCTACCGGAAACGGCCTGCCGCTTCGAGCCCATCCTGATCGACTTCGGATGGTGCACACCGACTTGCAACGGTGGGAAGCGCGAACCGCGGAGCAGGCAGCAACCGCGGGCCGGACCACCCGGCGCACAACGTTCCGGCGCCACGCGACGTCGATAGATGGACTACCTCGCGTAATGGAGTCGGACGCCGCGCAGGTGTTGGCCCCCAACCGCCGCGAGGCAGGGGGCCCATACGAGAGGCCCAACCTGCCGTCCGCAGAGGGCGACGTCCCCGAAGGCTCCCCACCTCTGGCGTAACAGGCAGCGCGCCGGGCTTGATCAACGGTCAGACCGTTGGGCCCGGGGGTGCCCGTTCAAATCGGGCGAGGTGGGGCCGGGGCGTGGAGAGCCTCCGACATATCCCGCCCTCGCGCGCCAGTAATGCGGCGCGCGGTGAGCTCTGCGAACGTCGAACTGCCGACCGTTGAGATCATCTCCACCCCTGATGACCAGCCCAAATGATCATCAGGGGTGGGGTGCACCGTCCCCAACCTCCCATTGAGCATCCGAAAGGCACGCGCATGATCGACTGGCCAGCCCGATACCGGGCATTAATGGACGACCTATGGACAACCTTCACCGATGGGCTCTTGATCGACAACCCGCCGGCTCGAGCCTTAGTCACAGAGATCCGCGAAGGAATCGCCGCCGGCCTGCTCACCGACGAATCGCAGCCAATCCCGTACATGCCCGAACCGCTTAACCTGCTACGCCCGATCGGGGTGGCCTCGTTCCGGGAGACATTCGACGACGGCGACGCGCGGCCCGCTCCGCCCGGGACCAGTTGCCGGCTGCACGGCGCGGAGTGCAAGCCCGCGCAGAACGGGCGCCAGTGCTCCGGCAGGCTGATCGATGAGCCGGACTGCCGCGAATGCTCCGGCAGGCTGATCGATGAGCCGGACTGCCGCGAATGCCCACACTCGTACGCCCTGCACAACGACCTAGCCGGCTGCGCAGCGCTCGAGTCCGGCGACGGGTGCGAGTGCCCGAACTCGAAAGCGATCTTGCGGCAGTGAGCGGCTGGTCCGGGGGCAGCACCCGAGCGTGGCGGGCGATGCGCGCCGCTGTGCTCGCCCGTGACGGGTACCGCTGCCGGGCCCACCCCTCGCACTGCACTGCGGCCGGTGCGGCGCCACACACGTGCACAGGCGCCGCCCCGGCTACCGGAGGGCCCGGTATCGCCGGGCACGTCCACCACACTCGAGGAAGAGAGATCACTGGAGATGACCCAGCCCACCTCATCGCAGCCTGCCCGGCCTGCAACCTCGCCATCGGCCAGCCCGGGGCGCGAGGTACGGATCCCCGTCCCACCCCACGTACCCGCTGGTAGGTACACCGTGCCGCCTGCCCGCCTCGAGTGGAGCGATGGAGGTCTGCTCTACGCCTTGACGGCGCATGTGTGCAATCACTGCGGCGCGCTGGTCGTGTATCGGCCCGAACACGACGGATGGCACGACGGCGGCCGGACCGATTGCGACTCGTGTCCGCATGGACGTCGGCAGCACTCGAGCGACGGGTGTACGAACCGGGAGCCGGACGGCACCGACCCGTGCCCGTGCGCCAGTACGTACATGGACCTCACAGCCCGTACGCACACGTGCGGCGATGCACCGCTCTGTTACGGGCTCGACGTGCCACATCGCGCAGGTTCGCACCCTGATCAATGCTCGGGGTGCGCTAACTACGTCAACATCTGTAGTCGGTTGTGAGCCACGAGCAGGGCGCGCTGTTCGACGTGCCACGTACACCGCGCCCTGCTCGTACGCGTACGCCTGCCACCCCTGCCCCTACGTGGGTAGGGCCTAGGCCATGGGATCCGATCGACCACGAAGACGAACAGATGGGCTGGTCATGCAGGTGGGTGACGCATACGAGAGCGGGTCAGGTGAGGGGCGAACTCGGACGATGACGAACCGTTTTTTCGGCATAACGGACATACGGACAC